CACGCACAGTTAGTTGCGCGCAACTATAACTAGAACATATGTTCGATATGAGGGTAAAAAGAATACCGCCACATATGTGACGGTATAATTTTATAATTTATTTTTTATTTTTATGCTTTCAATAAAATCATTCCAGTTTCCTATACTTTCTAATATTCGTATATATTCGGCTGACAATCCTATCTGATATGTACTTTCTCTCAATACTACGTTACTATAGATGTATATGTTATGGTTTTTTTCTCCATCGGGATTATATAAACCATAGTCAGTATCATTATATAATGATTCTAATTTTCCGGTATGAGAAAATATAAAACCTGTTTTGAAATTTTCTATACACTTTAGTTCTTTTGCCCCTGCCTTTTTAGGCACACCTGCTATTGTAATATGCAATTCATTTTCACTATCTTCATACACATATTTTTTAGCACCTAACGTTTTAAATCTTTTATACGTTTCTTCATACTCATATACCCCTAAATAATGTGTTTTTCCTTTGCTGTCAATAGCCATTCCATTATTGCTTATGCTTAATGCTTTTAAATTATCATTATAATTGTTGATTTCTTCTACTATTTTGTTATATTTGTCGGACACAATGAATTTTACGCTGTCTGTATCACAATATACAAAATCATCACCCACAATATTAATCATTTCTTTTAATTTCAGTCGCGCCCACGCGGTTACCCAACACCCCCACGCATATAATAGAAAAGCTTTTTTATTATAGTTTTCAAGTTTTTCTTTAATGTTGATATTCTTTTCTACATCAAAACTTTTTTCAATTTCGTCAATGTATAAAATTTCAGGTTTTACCGGATTTTGGGCGCACATTCCATACAATGAGTTGATGAGTTCTTTACTTTTCATATAATCCAGTTCTTTTCCTATTATATTTTTTAGTATTGTTTTGTCGTGAAATAGTGTTACAACTAATTCCCTTAATGAATCAGGCAGATAATTATATTTTGCTGTATATACGTTTTTTATAGTGACCTGTCCTTTGTACTCAGATTTTACAATTAACCAGTCAATATCGTTAAACACATACGTACATTTATCGCAACTCAAAACTCTACCATTATCAATAACAGGATTACTAATTTCAATGGCTTTATCTTCGCTCAAATATGGCGCGCCATAATATATATCGCGTTGTTGTAGATTTGTAATTTCAAATTCTGCTAAAAAACAGTAGTTACGTTTTTTGCATAGCGTTTCAAGTTCGTCAATATCGTCAATTAACCGTGGTACGAATGGTGACATAGGGAATTGATAATTAAGCATAACGTCAGGATAACTACTTGCACGGTCGAAACTCACCACATTTTCAAGTATCTTATTTACGTGATAACGATTTGCATGTGTGTCACCTCCTCTGAACTCGTTACGTAATAAAGTATAAATTTTTTCATTGCACATCATGGCATGTAATTGCTTATAATTATATTTTCTCATAGCTTGTTTTGCTCTTCTTCTAACATAGCCAGTACTTGTCAACGGCAATGAGTACAGACTGTCGTTTTCTGATGTTATTCGTATATACATTGCTTCCAGTAATCCTACCACATCATATATGGAGTAACCTACTTCATATAAGTCTAGTTTTGTCCACGGATAACGTATTTTACTATAATCAAATTTTACGCCGGATAATTTTTGATGTTTTACATTCATGTCTTTTGTAAATTTATCGAGGGATTTGTTAGTTTGTAAATACGAGCATTGAAAGCGCAAGTGTTTACTCTCACAACGTAGTATTTTACGTGGTTTTAGCGAAAATACTTTATCTTTTTTTATTTCAATTATATGGCGAAAAAATTGGAACTCATAACTAAGGTTATGAACGAATATAAGCAATGTATAGAAATCATCATTAATATCATTCATAAATATTATAAATTCATTCCATGTTCTGCCATAACAAGCTTGTATCTCTTGTGTATCTAAATCCATTACAGCAAACTGCCATATATACATAATACTTTGTTCAATTTCTTCTATTCGCGTTGTCTCAATGTCAAAAGCGCAAATACAATTTCTATACACTGTTTTATCATATTTATGCCTACCTTTTTTATTGTGTGTGGGGTGAATACTTTTTATAAAATTAGAAACTTCTTTTTGGTCTTTTATCATTGAAACGTCTATATTCGTCATATTTTTTTAACAACTCCTTATTTGATAATGAGGGATATTTTTCAAATATACTGATGGCACGCTCACTATCGTATATGGTTTCTATTGAGAAATTTCTAACATCTTCCAAAAATTTATCAAATTTTCTCACATCTCTATAATTTTTAATAGGTAAATTTAAAGTATCTTGTAAATATTGTTTTCTTTTTTCTCGAATACGTTTTCTTTCTGCCCCTACAAATCTTTTCTGTTTAAGTGCGCTCTCAACTTCACGCAAAGCAAATTCTAAATCTCTTTTTGATTTGATATTTGATACTGCCGGAATACGAGGTTCGATATACGCAATAGCACTTTCCACGTCTTTTTTATATGGACTTTTCTTAATTGCCGTTATCTGATTTAATAGTTTTTCTCTACTTTTTTTATATCGTGTTTCAAGTATTATTCTACTTTCACTTTTTTTAGCCAATATTCTCACCCCCTGTTAGTAATGATTTGAATACGTCAAAATTTTTAATCAATGATGAGTTATTAATGATTAATGATAATGTACAACTTCTTGACATGTTTAATTCTTTTGCTATGCAGTCAATTTGCTTCAAATGTTCATGTTCAATAGCAATGCTAATTGTTTTTTTCATGTTTGTTTTTCTCCTCTCTGTAATTGTCAATAGCTTCTGCGATATATGCCATTAATGTTCCGATAGCTATACCACCTAGAAAATATACGATATTGTCAAACAATAATATACACCTCTTTTCTTTTATTCTCCTTTATTCTACAAAAGGTATACTTAATATCGTTTTCACATTTTTATTCATTTCTTCATTATCATGTATATATTGATTATATACATTATTTGCCATGGTATATAGATTATTAAAATATTTATCAAAAGTTTTTGTCGTTATCATATCTAATCCATATAAATTAGTAAATGTTTGATATCCTTTAATCACGCTCGCGATAGAATATGCATCACCCATTTCCATAGCAAATTCATAATGCTCTTTTGTTTTGTTTACTAATTTTTCTACTATCATGTTTAATCTCCTTTTATCGTTTTTATTTTATTATACCACAATATTATTAAATGTCAATGGTTTTTAATAACTTTTTTCTCTTGACATTACAAAATAATAATGCTATTATAATATTGTAACAAGGAAATACAAATACATTATAAAAGGAGAAAAAAGCATGACAAGAACTATCGTAACAACAAACGCTACTATGGTAGTAAAAGACATTAATGGAATTGAACGAACCATTGAAAAAAAATTTATTGGCTCAGGATGGACTTCCATGAAAATTATGAAAGACATGAAACCGGCTGACGAGGAAGTTGTTAGCATTATGACAACCGTCGAATCACGGCAGTATAAAATGTCTGATGAGGATTTTATTAATCACGCAACGTTAATTGACTAACGTTGAAAGCCTTTCTTTTATTATATCACACAAAAATTAATAATATGCGCGTGATGTTTCACGTGAAACATTAAACAGAAAAAGGAGAACAAACAATGGAAATTATCAAAACAAACATTAAAGACAGCGAATGGAATATGGACTTATCTTACGACATGTTCCAGTCACCAGATAGACAGGGTGTAAAAGATTACGAGGGTCAGCAGTTCCACACTGATAAGTATGCAGTCTATGAAGAAGAAAACGCGAACGGAAATATGGTAAGACTTGTCACAATCCTCACTGATGAGGGAATTGTGATGACAACTAATTCCCCGTCATTCATTCGCACGTTTTCTTCTATCGCAGAACTGGCAGAAAAATCCAATGTGAAGCATTACGCATTTGAGGTGGTAGCTGCAAAAAGCAGAAACAACCGTGAGTTTATCACGGCTAAATATGTCAAGGATTGACCTGTATTCCCGTGACGGCTATTTAAACTTTGAAAGGGTAGTTAATATTAACTACCCTTTTAATTTTATATGGGGTGGCAGGGGTACAGGAAAAACATACAGTTCGCTTAAATACATGATTGAGCATGAAAAAATTTTCATGTATTCCAGAACGAAACAAACACAGCTTGACAAAGTAAAGCAAAAAGAGTTATCGCCATTCAAAGCATTAAATTCAGATTTGGGATGGAATATACAACCATTTCCTGTAAATGATATAGCAGGATTCTATAACTGTGAAACAGATGATAAAGGGCGAAGTGTTCCGCAAGGTAACATACGCGGTTATGCATCTGCTATAACTACGTTATCCAATTTGCGTGGCTTCTCTGCCGAAGATGTTTCTATGTGGATTTATGACGAGTTTATTCCACAGAAAGACGATAGAGTACCACGTGGTATAGCACAGTCATTTTTACAGGGTTATGAAACAATGAACCGGAATCGGGAGTTAAAAGGACTTTCACCTATACAGGTGTTCTGTTTTTCTAATTCTGATAATGTTGGGTGTGAAATGTTTGCAGAGTTGGGACTGATACGAAAAGTTTCTGAAATGTCACGAAAAAAACAAGAAATTGCATTATTGAAAGATAGGGGTATATGTCTCATTAATCTCTGTAACAGTCCAATTTCAAAACAAAAAGAAAATACAGCTCTGTATAGAATGGTTGGAAAAGACAGTGGTTTTTCACAACTTGCGTTAGGTAACGAGTTTTACGACACTGATTATTCAGATGTTAAACTACAAAATATTAAAGAGTACATCCCTATTGTATTCTTTTCAGAAATTGCAATATATCAACATAAATCACAAGAAAGAATATATGTCTCAAAACATAAGCAAGGAGTGCCAGAACAAAATTATACATCAATATCAGATAAAAACATACGCGCTTTCAAAAAACACTATTCATGGGTGTGGAACTATGCTTATTTGAATGACCTCATATTATTCGAAGACATTGAATCGAAATTTCTACTTGACACATATTTTCATATGTGATACAATGTTTTTGTCAGGAGAACAAATGTCTTTAGCACACGGACGGAGGTCGGAAACCTCGTGCATGATGTTGTCCACATCTTAAAAAGACATCTCCTGACATATTCATAAACGTTTCACGTGAAACATTTATAAAGGAGTGATAAAAATGGATATTAATGCAATCGCACAAATTTTCTCAAACCTCGGTGTGCCTGTTGCTTGTCTCACCGTGACGTTCTATCTATGGTACAAGGAAACCAACGCGCACAAAGAAGAAATGTCAAGGATGACAGACGCACTCAACAACAACACTCTTATATTACAGAAACTTCTCGATAAACTCAGTAAGGAGTGATAATATGAATCTCTCAGCTACTATAGTAACAACTGACGATTTAAAGAACTGCGATAACGTAACAGAGTTACATTGTCACCCTGATGTTTTCGGAGAATTTGTTGTAGACACAGAATCGTCAGACCTTAACTTGCGCACACAACCCAACACAGATTCACCCGTAATTTGCACTATGCCTAAAGGACATATTTTCTTCTCATATGGTTTGACCGATTCTTCTCTCCAATGGCTTTTAGGTGAATGTAATTTACCAGACGGAAAAATTGTGGCAGGGTTTTGTAATGTAAAATATCTTATAAGAAAGGTGGAAAAGTAAATGATAACATTGGAACAGATTGTAGCACTCACAGGCGCAGGATTCACGAAAAACGACATTATCGAATTAAATAAGGCATTACAGGGAATGCCAGTTTCAACACCAACACCAACACCACCATTACTACCAACACCAACACCAACACCAGCACCAACACTAGCACAGGCATCAGCACCAACACCAACACTGATGCAGACACCATTTTCACCGATGGTTAATGTACCATCATATCTCCCAACGCCAGTTGTGCCACAGGCTGTACAGCCAGTGCCGACACCGATGCTGACAAATGATGATAAACTGGTGGGAAGTATTCAGAAATTAACTCAGGCGGTACAGAGTTATGGACTACTACAGCCGATGCCATCACAGGTAACACCTGAGGAAAATGTTAATAATATGTTAGCAAGTATTATTAACCCGACAGGAAATAAGGAGGTTAAATAATGGCAAGTGTAGCAAGTATTTCACAGGGTTCACCTTCTGTTGCTAACTTTAACTCGGCACAGGTACTGAATACCATTGTGAAACAGGCAACGGGACAGAGTGCGATTGCAGTGGTTGATACTGGAAGTTTCGTGTCAGTCGCGAACGTGGCGCTCGGTATTTCGGCAGATGCACTTTTGGGAGCAATTTCACAGGTTCTCACAAGAACTATTTTCTCAATCCGTCCATATACAAGAAAATTCAAAGGACTGTACAAGGATTCCCTCGCATATGGAAACCATGTAAGAAAGCTTAATATAGGTGATAAGGACTTTGAAAAAGATGACAGATATGACCTCGTGGACGGAGAAAGCGTAGATGCACAAATTGTTTCTAAACCGGATATTTTACAGACTAACATCTATGGACAGAATGTGTATTCAAAACACATCACAATTTTCCGTGACCAGTTAAACATTGCATTAAGTTCAGAAGAAGAATTTCAGAGATTTATTACAATGCTTATGAGTAATGCTTCTGACATGATTGAACAGGCGCATGAAAGTACAGCTCGTGCAACTCTGGCGAACTACATCAACGGAAAAGTTGTAGGAGATACTGTAAATGTTATACACCTTGTAACAGAGTATAACGACATTACAGGTCTTGCGTTGGATAGTGACACAGTGAGAAAACCAGAAAATTTTGTACCGTTTTGTAAATGGATGTTCGGGCGCATCATGGGTCTGTCAAAACTTATGACAGAACGAAGCTTGCAGTTTCACACTAATATTACAGGTCATAACATTATGAGACATACACCGACAGACAGACAGAAATTATACCTTTTTGCACCGGATATGATTAACATTGATACATCAGTTTTATCGGGTGTTTTCCATGACGAGTATCTGAAATTACTTGATTATGAGGCAGTTAATTTCTGGCAGTCTATTGAAACTCCTATGGGAATTAACAACAAGCCGAAATACCTACTTGCGAACGGACAGACAACTTCACCGGCGGCAGAAAAAGCAACCTCTAATATTATGGGTGTACTTTTCGATGATGAGGCAATCGGAATTAATACGGTTGCGGAGTGGTCAAGTCCTACGCCATTCAATGCAAGAGGTGGTTACAGTAATATCTGGTGGCATTTCAATGACAGATATTACAATGATTTTACAGAAAACGGTCTTGTATTTTTACTTGACTAATTTAGGGGGGTTTTACCTCCCTTTTATAGATAGGAGAAAAATATGAGTTTTAAAGTAAAATTTTATAATGTTGCGAAAAGAAAAAACTCAACCTATAAACCAGACGAAAGCACACAGTCACGAGATTTTGATTGTACGGTAAAAGAAAATACAAGTATTATTGAGCCTGTTCTTATAATTCAATATAATGATATGGCAGCTACACCTTTTAAACTTAACTATTGTTATGTCCCGTCTTTCAATCGGTATTACTGGGTGAAAAATTGGAGAAATGATAATGCGTTATGGTATGCAGAGTTGAAAGTTGATGTTCTGGCAACTTATAAAGAAACTATAGAAAATTATAATTATTATATTGTAAGATCAAGCACATTAAGCAATGGAAGTATAAGAGATAATTTATATCCGATGTACCCTAGAATCACAAGAAAAATTCAAAACGCAGGGTATTTTTGGCAATTAGACCAGACATTTGACAAAGTGGGTTCATATGTGGTCGGAATTATCAATAAAACAGGAATTTCTAATTTTTATAAATTTTCCCCAACACAATTTCAAAAGTTTGCAAATGCAGTTTTTTCAGATATTAAGTGGATGGATTTCGGCACTGATATTTCAGACGGTATTGCAAAAATGGTTATGAATCCGGCTCAATATATAACTTCTGTGAGGTGGTATCCATTTTCTGTTACTGGTGGCACGGATATGCAAGGAGTAACAATAGGTTGGTGGGGATTAAAGTTACCGTCCGGATTAACAAAATTGGAAAGTAAGTATTACGAAACATTTACAGCAGACGTTGTGCCAGTTTCACACCCTCAAATTTCAAGAGGAAATTTTTTAAACAGTCAACCATATAGAAGTATCAGATTATATACCCCAGCTTTCGGTTTTATGGAAATTGATGGTTCTAAAGTGAGAGAGGGGGAAACAGTTCATAATACAATTTATGTAGATTTTAGAACGGGTTTTTCTCAATGGATTGCAAGTGTGAATATAGGCGATGTTTCAGAAATTTTAGGAACTGTATATGGGAAAGTCGGTTTTGATGTAGCAGTTTCAGATATTAAAACAGATTACGCTTCTTCTCTTAGTAATGCACTAGGTGCTATTTCTTCGGGATTATCTGGAAATTTCATTGGGGCAGGAGTAGGAATAGGAAATGCAATAACACAAACGCTATCACCAGAAATTACTACAAAAGGCACACAAGGTTCTACTATAGGCCAGACAAGCCCATTAAGATGTTATGTTGACTGCCATGAAATTGCTGACGAAGATAAGGCAGATAATGGCAGACCACTATGCACCAACAGTAATTTCAAAACGCTTGGAAAAGGATATTACGTTGTCGAAAATGGTTCGACACCTTTAATGGGAGCTTTCGATTCAGAAATTGACGAAGTTAAAAACTTTTTGGAAGGTGGTGTATATTATGCGTAGTTATTTTCCCGAAAATAGCATTGCACTTGCACTGTATGTAATAGGAAAAAAGCAAGGTGGAGGTGGTAAACCTATCACCCCATCAGGGAATTGGATTACAAAAGTAACTGATACTACATCGGGTTATTTAAGCGAATCCGAAATGAAACAAAACGCGGATTTAGTATATGATTATTTTTATCAAAAATTACAATGGAATGTAAACAGTGTAATGGCATTACTTGGAAACATGCAAGGTGAAAGTACGCTAAATCCGGGTCTAATTGAGGTAGGTGGCGGTACTACATCAGCAGGAGCGGGACATGGTCTAGTTCAATGGACACCGGCATCTGATTTATACGCGGTACTAGATGTTCTATACGGTAAGCATGATGACTGGTATGATGGAAATAAACAGTTAGCAGTTATCTTTGCAGAATATCAGGAGGCAAGCGGTGAAGCGTCACTCGGAATTGAAAAACAGTGGTATTCTACCACTGAATATCCTATCAGTTTTAAGGAGTGGGCTTTTAACACAAAAGGTTATCTGCTAGAAGATTTGGTTTATGCATTTGCAAGAAATTATTTAAGACCCGCTGTTTGGAAACAGCCAGTAAGATACCAATATGCACAGAAATGGGCTAATATTTATTTGAAGGGATAATGAAAAATGTATAATGGAAATTTATGTGCACCTATCGGTTCGGATGTGATTAACGCTTGTTATGGTCAAGTGTCACCGTCAACATTGCATTGTAAAAATACAGCATTAACGACATATTTTAAAAGATATCTATTACAAAAAGCTATGAGTGTGTTTGAATGGAAATTGCCAAAAGAATGGTCAAAAAGCTATTTTCTATATACACTATATACATGGGGTTTTATATCAGTTGTAGAAACTGACAAATTTGGTGTGATATGTCAGGGGTGCGGATTACAGGGATATAATATATACTATCAACCGACTCATGCTATTATTGTTAATCCACTTTTACAGGGTTTTTTAACACCGCAAATTGGATTACAGTGTGAATTAATAAGATTAACACCAGATTGGGTAGGCATCACTGACATTATATCATATTATGCAGATAATATGTCACTGTCAGCAGAAAGTGCACTTGTGAATATAGCTAACAGTAAGCTCGCATATGTTTTCAGTGCAAAAAACAAAAACGGTGCGGAGAGTCTTAAAAAAGTGATGGACGATATTATGAGCGGAAATACCGCAGTGTTTTATGACGAAAAATTAAAAAACAGAATGAGTGATGGTAGTGAAATAGAACCGTGGAACACATTTTCTCGTGACCTCAAAGGAAATTATATTGCAAACGATTTACAGGACACTTTGAGGAGATGGGAAGAGCTTTTTGACAATGACATAGGAATTAATAACGTGAGAAGTGATAAAAAAGAAAGAATGATTACTTCTGAAGCCGAAGCTAATAATTTTGAAGCGAAAAGTAAATGCGAGTTATGGTTAGAATGCCTAAAAGAGAGCATTGAAAAAGTTAATAAAATGTTCAATTTAAAAATATCAGTAGATTGGAGGGATAATAATGTCGTGTCTAACAATGACGTTACGAGGACTATTAACATTTGACGAAAACATATTAAAAGATAATATGCAGTTACCATCAGAAATTGACAAAAATGCATTTTGCGATTTTCTATTGTATGAATGTGATGAGTTAGAAGTGCTTATTGCAGACCCTACGGTTTTTGCAGATGCATTGAAAAAATGGTCAACTTTTCAGTTACCTATGTGGAACTATTACTATAACATAGAATCACGGCAAAAAGATATAAACCCCTTAACTGGTGAAAGTAGAACATACAAACGAGACTATACAAGAACACCTAACTTAACTACTGAAAATACGACAGAAGAAACAATAGATACTAATTATGGAGCGACAGACGAAAAGAAAAATGCAGGATTTAATAGCGCAACCCCTATTACATCCAGTATTGATGTAATAAGTAATAATGGAGTTCAAGGAACTAATAATACAACTAACATAACAGAAAAAGGAAATGACAAAATCGCAGAAAACATAACAGAAGAAAAAACAAAAGACGCGGATTCTCTTATTAATTGGATTGAAGTAAAATATTTGAATACTGCAAATAAAATTGTTTCTGATTTTAAAGAAAGATTTTGTTTATTAATTTATTAAGGAGGTTTATATGTTTAATTTTTTTCCATATACTAATTTTCACGAACTAAATGCAGATTGGATTTTAAAAAAAGTAAAAGAAGTGGGAGAGGGTTTTGTCAATTTCACAAAAGAAATTACGGAAAAAGTAAATAATCTATCAACTAAAATAGACAATGAAATTAAAGAAATCCCTAACATCGTTAAAAAAGACACAGATGCAAAACTAAATGAATGGAAAAATGATGGTACTTTTGAAAATCTCATAGAAAAAACATACGGTTCATTGAATTTTCTTGATAATATTTCAGGAAGTAATATTGTAGTACTGGGGGACAGTTTAAGTGACACAGCGAGAGATAGTTCTTGGATATTAGAGTTCAGAAAAATTGTAGCAAATGCTAATATTACAGTAACATCTTTTGCAAAAAGCGGTGATGCACTGGCACAACAAAAAACCAAATTTGACGCTTGTACTGTAATACCGGATATACTGTTAATTTGGTGCGGTATTAATGACGTAAAAGCACAAACTTCTCTTTCAAGTATCATAAGTTCGCTTGACGGAATCCGGACAAAAGTAAATGCATTGAATCCGAAATGTCAAATATATTTAATGAGTACATACAAAAACAAACGGTTAGGAAGTAACACTTGGAAAATTCCTGAAACGGCATACTGGAGATTATACAGTGCATATGCAACTAAAAATGGGTGGACTTTTATAGATGCCTTTAGTTCCGCACCAATTATTTCGACAGAAACAGAAGCTATTAGAAAAGAATTTTATGTAGAAACATCAACAACAGGAAACAATTATTTGCATTATACAAGCAACTACTCAAAAATTCTGGCACAGTGGATTTTGCAGATTTTTATTTCAAAAAGCCCCGTGCCATTAGGAGATTACAAAGAAAAAATTGAGGGTTCTTTAATTGAATCTATGTTTAATGCAACAGCCGCCTTTGCAGTGCAACCAGAAGGCACTTACATTTTGTTTGGCACTAGGTCAGTGTTAATCAGATTAGCTGGTAAATTTACAGCACCGAATGGTTCAAAATTGTATACAAAAATTGGAACTTTACCGAATTTTGTAAAACCTGTAAAAGATAGCGGAACACTTTTTACAATGGCATATAGGGGTGGTGGTTTTTCGTCAGAGGGTGGCGATTTTGTAACCAAATGTGCAATTTCAGAAGCAGGTAATGTATATTTATATAATATACCGGAGGGCAGAACAGAGAAAAACAGCGACGTAGCATATTTCATTGAATATGTGTTAAATGATATTGCATTAGATTATATATATAGTTCAAAATTTTAAAAAATTATACCGTCACATAGTGGCGGTATTCTTTTACCCTCATATCGAACATATGTTCTAGTTATAGTTGCGCGCAACTAACTGTGCGTGTTCGCCTGTGAAAGAC